TTGAGAAGCGTTTCGGCGGCGCGATGGAGAAGCAGTCGAAGACCTTCAAGGGAATGATGTCCAACCTTGGGGACGCCTGGACTGGCTTCGAGAGAAGGATAGCCGAGTCGGGCTTCTTCGACAGGGCCAAGAAGAACCTTGACACCCTCCTCCAGAAGATCGACCAGTGGGATAAGGACGGGACGCTTCAGAAGGCGGCAGAGTTCATCGCCAGCATCTTCAACACCGTGGCCGACGTCATCGGCCTGGTGGCAGAGAGGATAGGCACCCACATATCGTTCATCAACAAGCACTGGGATAAGTTCGGACCGATCCTCAAGGCCCTGGCCATTGCCCTGGGGGTCCTGGTCGCGGCGGCAGCCCCGATAGCCAGCCTCTTCATCGCTGCCGGCCTGGCGCTCGACGACTTCTTCACGTACATGGAGGGAGGCGACTCCGTCATCGGATCTATCATCGATCAGTTCCCGGACATGAAGAAGGGCTTCCAGGCCATCGTCGAGATGACCAAGAACGCCTGGAAGGGGTTCGAGAACTGGTGGAACAACATCATCCGGCTGAGGAATGAATTCGTCGACACAATGTCGGCCAAGATATCGGAGCTCGTCGACGCCTTCAAGGATGGCATCGAGGGCATAATCCACTTCTTCGATTACCTATGGGAGAGGGCCAAGAAGACGGCGACCGAATTCTTCGTGGGCCTCCAGCAGCAGTTTCTAGATCTGGTCAATGCCATCTCCGCCAAGTGGAATGAGTTCGCCGCCCAGGTGAGGGAGGGAGGAGCCGCCGCGATCCAGGCGGTCATCGACAAGTGGAACGAGTTCATCGAGGCCATCTCTCACATGAGCAAGGCCATCTACGATGCCTTGGTCAACTTCGGTATTGATATGGGCAAGGCTATCCTCGAGGGCCTCTCCCAGATGAAGGATCAATTCGTCAACTGGTTCCAGAGCCTCCTCCCGGAGTGGATGGGAGGAACCGCGGCCCCTGCCTCCCTGAGCGGAGGAGGAGGCTCAGGCACCCTGAGAGGAGGAGCAGGGGATGACCTCCTGATGAACGCCAGCTACGGCGGGGGCGGCGGAGGAGGGAGAAGGGGCGGTGGGCAGAACGACAACTATTCTGGCGGAGGAGCTGGGAGGACCGGAGGCGGGGCAGGGGGCTCTCAGGGCAGGAGGAGAGGCAGCGGCGGCGGAGGGGGAGGAGGAGGGAGAGGCGTCAAGATCAGCGGAGGAAGGGCCGACGAGCTGGCCACGGCCATCAGGGCATCGGCCAAGAGGCTGCAGCTCCCTGCCGAGGACCTGGCCACCTTCATGAGCTTCGAGACCGGAGGCACCTACGACCCGTGGCAGAAGGGACCGCGCACGAAGTGGGGTCTACACCGGGGCCTCATCCAGTGGGGAGAGCAGCAGAGAAGGCAGTACGGCGTCACCGAGAACAGCACCATCACGGAGCAGGTCGAGGCAGCCGAGCAATACCTCCTTGACAGGGGGTTCAAGCCTGGCGTCCATACCGGGGTCAATGCCTACGCCGCGGTTAACGCCGGCAACGCCAACAAGACCGGGGCTCGCGACGCGGCGGCGGGAGGAACCTGGGGAACGGTGGCCGACAAGTGGAACTATCAGATGGGCGGCCATAGGGCGAAGGCCAGGAAGCTCCTCTCGGGCGGCTACTCGGGGACCGGGTCGGCAGCCTCTGCGGCTGCCCCTGCCTCCAGCCTCTTGAACAACTTCGCCGTCAACGCGGGGAGGGCGGCAGGAGGAGTTGGAGCAACGGCCGGGGCGACCATCAACAGCGATCGATCCAATACCTCATCCAACGTCAACGTCACCGCCCCGGTCAACGTCCACGTCCAGAATGCCGACCAGGCTCCGGACGCCACGGCGAGGGCCGTAGGGAACGCGGTCTCGAGAGGGGCTGGGCTCTCCGCCAAGCCGGCCAGGATGCAGGGGAGCTCGGCGTCGTGAGCATCATCTTTTACAACTCCAGGATAGGCCCCATCCCCCTGTCGGTGATCCTGAAGGAGGGCCACACTTCCTCCCTCGGGATCACCGAGCTTCCTATCGAGACCGGGGCCAAGATCACCGACCATTCCTACGTCGAGCCAAAGAGGCTCGAGCTGGAGTTCGCAGACCAGTTCGCCGCCCTTACCTACATGGCCCTGGTCCGCTTCCAGGAGACCCGCATTCCCTTCTCCATCATGGCGGGGCTCTATCGGTACAAGTCGATGCTGATCAAGGACCTCCGGGCGGAGAGGGACCAGATAACCAGCCGGATCCTGAAGGGCTCCGCCCTGCTTCAGGAAGTGATCATGGTCGCCACCTCCAAGACCCAGTCGGAGGATGGGAAGGCCAAGGGCAACGGACTGGCGGAGGACAGGGAGACCAGAGAGAGGACCGACGGGACGACGACGAGGGGAGACCAGCCAACCAAGCCGGAGCCCAACCAATCGATCATCAAGAGATGGATCACCCCGGAGAAGCCGGCCGGGGCTCCGATAGTTGGGGGAGGACCCAGATGAGCCTCGTGTCATTCAGGATCACGGACTCGCCAGATCAGCAGTTCTCCGCCACCCTTGGAGGGAAGAGGGTGGTGATGAGGATCAGGTACAACCCATCGATCAACAGGTGGAGCCTCAACCTGGGCATCGACAAGGACATGGTCCTTCACGGCAGGAGGATAGTCACGGGCTGCGATCTGCTCGATGCCTTTGACTTCGGGATAGGAGTGCTGTTTGCCGGGACGGACAAGCCCGGTGGGGAGGACCTTCCCCCGGGGAGGGAGGAACTAGTGGGGGGAACGGTCAAGCTCTTCCACGCCCTCCAGGAGGACGTTGACGAGGCCATCCTTCAGATAGAGGAGGCCTCCGATGCCACTGCAGTATCTCCGTAAGGTTCGCCTGACCTGCTCTGGGTCAGGGGGAACCGTCCTGATCAACCACCACGGTCCAGAGGAGCCTCACGACCTCAAGATAGAGTTCGATGTCTCGAAGAGCATATCGTCCACCCAGAACGACGCCGAGATCAAGATATTCAACCTCTCGGAGAGCTCGAGGAATGCCATGGGGAAGGAGCTTGACGAGATAACGCTCGAGGCGGGATACTGGCCTCCCCTCGGGTCGGACAATACCGGGGTGATCTTCAAGGGCAATATTCGAGACGTTCAGCATACGAGGGATGGCCCGACCATCGTCACCACCGTGACCTGCGGAGATGGCGACAAGGGGGTCAGGAACGCCACAATCAACAAGTCCTACAAGAAGGGCACCAAGGTCGAGACCGTGATGAACGACGTCCAGTCAGAGCTCGAGAAGCAAGGAGTGGGAAAGGGAGAATGGAAGCTGCCCGACGACCTTCCGACAATGAAGAGACCCTACGCCGCCGTAGGCTCCGCCAAGCGCGAGATGGATATCCTCTCTCGAGGGTTCGGATTTTACTGGTCTATCCAGAACGGGAACACGGAGGTCATGCCAGGGGACGACTCGATAGGAGGCATCATCAACATCACCCCCGAGTCCGGCATGATAAACGTCCCGACCATAACGGACAACGGGATCAAGGTGGCGGTTCTCCTCAACCCCGAGATCAAGCCCGGGATCAAGGTGAAGATCGAGAGCCAGGTCTTGGAGATGAACTCGGAGGGGGGAGAGTATCGGGTAGGAGACTGTCGCTACGCCGGGGACAACCGGGAGGGGAGCATGGTCGTCTTCATCGTGGCCGAGTCGATGAAGGGAGGAAAGGTTGACGAGGGGGAGAAGAACGAGACGGTAGAGAATACCCAATCCCCGGAGGTGAAGGTCGGTCAGGAAGAGGCCGGGAAGAACAAGGATGATTTGGTGAGCTAGATGCCAGGCAGGCTAGGAAAGACGACGAACCATCCAGACGATGTCGCCGGGCAGCAGACGCTCGACGAGCGCCAGGCCACGTGGGGAGAGATGCCCGGAAAGGTCGTGTCCTTCGACGCTGCCACCCAGACCGCCACCGTCCAGCCCCTCTACAAGCCGAGGCATAACGGCAAGGCCGTCGACATGGCCGAGCTCTATGAGGTCCCCGTCAGGTTCCCTCGAGGGGGAGGAGGAGCGATCACCCACCCGGTCAAGGCAGGAGACTTCGTTACCCTGAGGCCTCAGATGAGGTCCTCCGAGGCGTACCACACGGAGGAGAAGGGGGAGGCCTCTGACGCCAGGTCCTTCTCCCTGGCCGATATGGAGGCCCACCTGGCAGGAGGGGAGAGCCTCAAGAACCCGATCAAGAACTTCGACAATGAGAACATGCACGTCCGGTTCGATGAGGAGGGGAACTTCGGCGTCAGGGGGTCCTCCGACGGCAAGGTCAAGATCGAGGGTAGCGAGGGGAATATCTACGCCCTCATCGCCGAGTTCATGGAGCTGGTCGCCGGGGACGAGCTCTTGATCCACTACGGGTCCTCTGCCGGCACCGGGCACCAGCTCTACAACAAGGCGAAGCTAATGGAGATCGCCGGCAAGATCAGGAGCATGGCGCTATGAGCATCACCCCTCCCCACTTCACTCCCTCGATGCGACCGAACGAGCACGGCATCTCCGACTTCTTCGTGGAGAAGGATGGCAACCTGGGCGTCGCCGAGGGAGCCGAGGCCGTGGCCCATCACGTTCGCTGGAGGCTCATGACCCACGAGGGGGAGTGGTTCCTCGACATCGAGGCAGGGGTCAGGTGGCTCGAGGATATCATGGCTCACAGGTTCGATCCTACCCTGGCAGAGGCCATGATCAAAAATGAGGTCTTGGATACGCCCGGGGTTGCTGGTATAAATGCCCTCTCTATTGGGTACGACAAGCCTAATCGAAATCTAAACGTTCGAGGAATGGACGTTGCTACAGAATACGACAATCAAAACGTCTGGATATCAAACGTGGGGATTAGGACATGACCGACTACGGCGTAGTCCCGACCGGGTTCAACAGGAAGAGCTTCAACACGATCCTCCTCGAGATCGAGAATGCCATGATCACGGAGTTCGGAGGCAACGTCGTCCAGACGCCCCAGTCTCCCTTCGGGCAGATCAATGGCCTGTTTGCCATGGCGACCACGATCCTCTGGGAGTTCGCCGAGGACGTCTACCAGTCCTACGACGTCGACCAGGCAGAAGGGACCCGCTTGAACATCCTCGCCAAGATCAGGCTGATGGAGAGGATGGTCGGGGAGAGTGATGCCGACTTCAGGAAGGCCATCACCAACCAAGGGAGGGCCAGGGTAGACCTCCAGGACCTGACCCGGGCGGTCACCAACGTCGACGGGGTCTGGTACTGCCACGTCTGGGTCAACGACACGACGGAGGTCGATGGATTGACGGGCCTGCCAGGAGGAAGTCTCTGCGTCGCAGTCCTGGGAGGAGAGGACAGCGAGATCGGGGCGGCGATCAGAAGGTTCGTGGCCCCGGGGATATCACTCTACGGGGACACCTACATATCGACCGTGGCTGAGGGATACTGCCGGACGCTGGTCATTCTCCGACCGGAGATAGTTCCGGTGGTGCTCGAGGTATTCGTTCAGGTGAGGCGGGACGTCTACGGTTGCCCTCCTCCTTCCCTCACTTCCATCCGAGACGCCGTGGTGGCCGCCCTTGCCCCGGGGGGATCGCACCAGCTGCTCAACGGGGATGACGTCACCCACTACAGGATCCGATCAGTGGTCGAGAGCGTCTTCACTAACGTCGAGGTCGTCAACATAGCAACCATCAGGGAGGAGGAGGGGGACATTCCTCGTCAGGGAGGATTGAGCATCGCATTCCGAGAGCTGGCCCAGCTGTCGACTGATAACGTGGTGGTGTCCCTGACGGTGGATCAGTGATGGACGAGCTCCTCCTCGAGGAAGAAATCAACCCAAGGTCGGACGGGCAGACCAGGCCCGTCTACCTGGGCAACCGCTATTGCCCTGATCCCGAGCAGCTGGTCGAGGCCCAGGTCAACAGGGTCTTGACCCAGTATCGGGAGAGCCCGAAATTCCTCCACATGCTGAGGACCTATCTCAGGAAGTCCGTGGAGGTCCTCTCCTCCCTCTGCGTCCTTCCCGAGATGTTCGACCTTGACGTCGCGGTGGGAGACCAGCTGACCCTGCTGGGGGAGAGGCTGGGCTGGCCCCGCTGCCACTGCACCTGCGTCACCCAGCCGGTGTTCGGTTTCAACTGCAAGGGGTTCTATTCGGAATATCAGATGACCGGCTTCTGCGACGCCAGTCAGACCTGGCTCAACTGCGGCCCCTTCTCCATCTCCGAGATATGCATCGATGACGACGAGCTCTACAGGAACTTCCTCCGGGTCCGCCGGTACCAGATGATGTCGCTCTACTCAATCGACTCCCTGACCGAGGCGATCCAAATCTTCTGGGGTCCCACTGCCAGGGTCCTGGACGCCGGTCACGGGAGGGTTGTCATAACCCCTGGCAGGCACCTCGAGGAGACCGAGCTGCCCTTCCTCCAGCTCTACCCTCGAGTGCTCCCCATCGCTCCTGGAATTCAGGTCAGGTTCCACTTCGGGGTCGTGGGCATCTTTGGCTTCGGCACTGGGTGGGAGGGGTTCTGCGAGTCCGAGAGAGAGGGAGACGCCCCGATCATAACGGAGGCCCTCACGGAGACCGCCATATGGACCGAGAACCAGGTCGAGATCATAACGGGGACGATCTTCGGCGACTCGGATTGGATGTGCGAGATCGATGTCGGTCCGTACGAATGCTCGAACATAAGGTGACCTGATCATGGCCAATTTCAATCCTCCATTCGCATCGACCGGCGACAAGAGACTTCCCTCGAGCACAGAGAGGAACCTCGGTTTCCCGTGCGGCCCTGCCGACCAGGCCCTCTTCAACCAGATGCACTTCGCCGTCGAGGCGGAGATAGGTAACGTCATCTCCTACGCCGGCATCGCCATGACGTCCGATCGCTACACCCAGCTGAGGGAGGCCATTACCGCCCTGATCGCTGCGGCCACCGGAGCCGGCGACACGACCGACTATCTTCTCATGAGCCAGGCCAGGGCCAGGCTCCCCATCATGCCGGAGGTCCTCAACATCGACGGAAGGATCGTGGTCACCCAGCCGGCTACCGGAACGGTCAGGCTCCCGGGAGGGGTGACCTTCCTCCACAGGGGCGTCTTCCCCATCACCACGGCTCAGCAAGACTTTACGACGGTTGCCTCGAAGACCTATCACCTTCGGTGGGACTACTCGACCAACACCTTCAGGCTGAGGGACCTGGCCGACATAGCCTACAACCCCACGACTGCCCCGGAGACTAACAACAACTTCGACAGCAGTCCGGACAGCATGCTGGTTGCTCGGGTGATAACCTCTGCCGCCAATGTTGCCACGATCACCAACCTGAGCAACCTCGTCAGGCTCGAGAAGTTCGAGTATAAGACGGGCCCCGGAACCATCATCAACACAGGGAACAATCTGGACGGCGTCATGTACTCGACCGTGTTCTCCCTCAACTGGGCCCGCTATCCGATGATCGCCCTTCATGGCCAGGCCGGTCAGACGACGACCAATATCTTCAACGGCTTCGCCAACAGGATAGCTCTGACCGTCCCGGTGACCCGGTACGATGTCCAGGCCTACGTATCATCGGACTTCATGTACCGGATGGAAAACCCGGCGAATTTCAATCCTTATGGATCGCTGACCCTGACGGCGTTCAGGTATTGAGGGAGAAGAGACCATGACAGTCAAGGGCCTTCCTACCCCCTACGACCCTGGGATCAATCCCCTGGCGGTCACGGGCGTCAAGATATCCGAGCTCCCGGAGACCGCGGTGCCCAGCCTGGCCCAGGAGCTTCCCTCCATGCTGGCCAACGTCACGAGCAAGCTGACCATCTCCCAGATACTCTCCCTGGGAGACTGGCTGCCGATGGGCGGCGGGACGCTCAAGGGGAAGCTCATTACTCTCCCCTCGAGCGCCCCTGGCACCGGCCTGAGGGTCACCCCGGGGATAGACCCCACCGCCCCAGTTGACGGGGACGTGTGGGTCACCGCCACCTCGTTCAACGTCAGGGTCAACAGCGTCACCAAGGACCTCTTCAACCGGGTGCCAGAGGCCCCGACTGATGGCAAGCAGTACGTCCGGCAGAGCGGGGCCTGGAACGACTTCTCTGACGAGATGGCCCTCAAGGCTCCCCTGGCCTCTCCCGCTCTGACTGGCAACCCCACGGCCCCTACTCCTGCGGCAGGGGACAACGACACGTCGATCGCCACGACGGCCTTCGTCCAGGCGGTCATCGTCAGTCATACCCACCCGCAGAGCGCCATCGTCAACCTGGTCCCCGACCTGGCCCTGAAGGCTCCCCTCCTCTCCCCTGCCCTGACTGGAAACCCGACCGCCCCCACTCCCCCGACGGCCGACAACGATACCTCCATCGCGACCACCGCCCATGTCCAGGCTAACATAGCCACGAGGGCTCCCCTCTCTCACGGTCACACCCAGGGGGAAATTGCCAACCTGTCAATCGACCTGGCGCTGAAGGCTCCTCTCTCCAGCCCTGCGTTCACGGGGAACCCCACTGGCCCAACCCCGGCCCCCGGGGACAACGACGTCAGCCTGGCGACGACGGCCTTCGTGAGGGCAGCCCTCCTGGCCTCCGGGGCCATCGCGACTGCCTATGAAAGGAACTACGTTTTCAACTCCGCGTTCCAGATCAGCCAGGAGAATTTGAACACCGTCTGCACGCACGGGGAGTACCCGGCCGACCAGTGGTTCACGAACTTTACGGGACTGGTTGGCTGGACCTCCAGTCGCATAGCTCTCCTGACCCCAAGCGGATCCATATATCGCATCAGGTTGTCATACGGTACGCTGAAGCCAACCCTGGCTGCGAACGACTACGCGGCGATGTTCCAGTACATCGAGGGAGTGAACCTCACCGACCTTCAGTGGGGAACTCCAAACGCCAAGCCGGTGGTCCTGCGCTTCGGGGTGAGAGGTCTCCCGGCGGGGACCTATTCCGCGGCGATCAGGAATGGAGCAAATGATCGCAGCTACGTCGTTGCTTTCACCGTTGGAGCCAACGAGCAGAAGGAGTTCGAGTTCGCCATCCCTGGGGATACCAGTGGAGTATGGGACACCGGCTGGGGTAACAGGGGCATGACCCTGAGCTTTGCCCTGGCCTCTGGAACCACTTTCCAAATCGCCCCGAATGTCTGGACAACCACCTCTGTTGGAGCCTTTGCTGCCATCGGGCAGACCAATGGAGCAGCCGTTGCTTGCACCCCTGACTTCTTCGACGTCGGGATCTACCTGGACCCCAACGGGACCGGCAAGGCTCCTCCCTTCCTGGTCCCTGACTTCAATGATGACCTGATCGCCTGCCAGCGCTACTATGAGAGGGACGTCTGTTCCCTGGCCGGAGCCGGGTGGGTGGTCGAGACAGGCGCTGCGGTAAGGTTCGTGGCATACTCCGCGGTGGCCCAGGGCAACGAGAGGTTCCGAGTTGAGAAGAGGACCTATCCGACAATGACGGCCTTCAACCCAACGACCGGGGCCGCTGGGTCCTGGAAGAATTTATCGAATAATGTCGATACGGTCTTCACCCTGTCCCCCGGCAACAATGGCTTCTCTTACGTCAACAACTCCGCGACCTTCACCCACGTCTACTGTGGTCACTGGGCCGCCAATGCAAGGATGTAATCCATGTTCGTTTCTGCCGTATACGCCGACGAGTCAGCTCTCCTCCTCGGGGCCACCAAGGCGGCCGGGGAGCCCAGGCTGGTCAGGGCCATGGACCACAGGGGAGCCGAGCACTGGCTCTACGAGAACTGCCAGCAGGGGGAGTGGCTAGACTTCCTTGCGGAGGGGAACCAGATCGGGGAGATGGTCGCCACCGCCAAGCCGGGGGTTGAGGAAGAGGACGGCTGAGGTGATCGATAGGGTCCTGGGAGCGATCGGAGAGTTCAAGGGCCACCCGGCCCTGATGGCTATCGTCCTCCTCCAGGTCGTGACGATGCTGGTCATCTACTTCACGGCCAGCGGCAATGCGGAGAGGGCGGCTCAGAGAGAGCTCGCCTTGATCGAGGCATGCAAGACCGACAAATGAAGGAAAAAGGCCATGACCCTCACCGGCGTATTGCTTGGGGTGATCAACATCGCGATCGTGATGGCGATCCTACTCCTCCTCGGGGCGATCATCGTTTGGATATGCAGCGCCATGCTGTCGACGGTAATCCCGACGAACGTCCAGAGAGGATACATGGCGGTCGTCGCCCTGATAGGCCTCTACATGCTGGTCGCCCTTCTCCTCGGCATCCCGACCATCCACATCATCGCGTCCGCTGGATGATGACCAGGGGAGAGGTCATTGCGCTCGCGATGATCCTCCTCCTCGTGGCGCTGTTCTGGGTCGCCGTGCTAATCTCGAGGGAAAGGCTGATGCTATGATCGACAGGGATATGTTCTTCGACGAGGTTCGGGATACCCTCTTTGCCGGGGCGATGAGCCAGGAGCAGGTCGACGGGATGAGCGTCATCCTCGCGGTCTGGGATTATCAGGGGGGAGGCACCCCCATGACCGACCAGAGGTGGCTCGCCTACATGATGGCGACGACGTACAAGGAGACCGACCGCCACATGTGGCCGATCGAGGAGTACGGCAGGGGAGAGGGAAGGGACTACGGAGCCCCTGACCCGGAGACCGGGCAGACGTACTACGGTCGCGGCTTCGTCCAGTTGACCTGGAGGGAGAACTACGCCAACGCGAGCAAGAGGCTCGGCCTGATCGAGGGAAGGGACCTGGAGCACCATGCCCACATGGCTCTCGACTCGCTGATAGCTACGAGGGTCCTCTTCCGAGGCATGGCGGAGGGATGGTTCACCGGCCGGCAGCTCGGGGACTATTTCAACGACAAGGAAGACGACCCGGTAAACGCCAGGCAGATCATCAACGGCAACGACTGCGACGAGGAGATAGCCGGCTACTACGCCACCTTCCTCGACGCGATCTCGGAGGCCTCATTCTCCCTCGAGGAGAACGGCACCGTCGGGGACCTCCACTCGTATCTCATCTCCGTATCGTCAGGCTCCCCGATCGAGGTCAAGCTCCTCGACGCCCAGGGGAACGAGGTGGGGAAGGAGCCGCAGGCCTAAGGCGTCTTTGGGGATCGAGCTCCTTCTCCCCCATGGGCCGGCGCCCCTGGCCTCTCCTCCTATCCCCCAGCTCCCTCTTCTCGATAGGTCTCCTCCCGTCGGGGAGGGGGAGCCCCTTCCCCTCATCAGGGAGGGCCGCCAGCCGCAGGGACCTCTCCCTGGGCCAGGAGAGCCTAGCCTAGCCCGGGCCCCGGGCCTGGCGGCCGCCATAGGGCCCGCCAAACGGGCCTATCCCCTCCGCCAGGGGGGTCCAGGGAGGAAAAGGGGGGAGGGGAAGGGGGTCAATCCCGGAGCTTTCCCGCAAGGGAACGTCGCCAGACCGCAGGGAGGGGGGAGGGGGCTCTAGACCACGGGGGAACCCCTTCCCGGGGCCTGGCGAGGCCTCCCTGGCCTTTTTCCCCTGGCGGACCCCCGGAGTGAAACGAAAAAAGGGGAAGGTCCTGATGGACCTCCCCCTGAGATGGCGAGCCCGAGCCCGGCGACAAGAGATTAGTCCTTCTTCTCCCTCCCCTCGAGGAGGCCCACCTGAGGCAGGGTGATCCGGTCCTTGTTGACCCTCCTGCCCAGGACCCCGGAGGCCCCGAGAGCCCCCCGTATGGCATCGGCCCTCTTCTTCCTGACCTCCGTCAGCTTCCTCCTCTCGATCTGGTCTAGGAGGTCGGCGACGGCTCTCGCCGTGCTCTCCTCCTCCCAGCCGCAGCCCTGATAGTCAGCCCCGGGCGAGACGAGCCACTTCTTGCACGAGGGGTGACCGCACGGACACCTGAAGACCGTTGCTACCATCACTGGCTCCCTCTCTTGACCGTTACGATGACGTTGAAGGCGATGCCCGGGTAACAGACCTCGATCAGGTTCTCCCTCCTCTCGATCTTCTCCCCTGCCACGAGGGAGGACCTGAGCACCTCCTCGATCGCCGCGGCGAACCCATCCCTCATCTTCTTGTGCTCGCTCTCCATCACACCACCCACTGCCTCCAAGCGTCCCCTGTCAGCACCGCAGCCAGGTTGATCTTGTTCTTGAGGGAAAGGAGTATCTTCTCGTCCACCGTGTCAGGGGCGACCAGGTCGACGTACAGGGCCCGGCTCTCCTTGCCTATCCCCTTGACCCTCTCCTCGCTCTGAGACCTATGCTCGAGGTTGTGGGTGTTGGAGTGGTAGACGGTGAGGTCGGCGACGCTCCAGGTCCTCCCCCTTCCTCCGGCTGCCGCGGTAGCGACCATGAACCGGCACTCGGGCTTGTTCTTGAAGGCCCACTCCTCGTCCTCTCTGGTCTGGGCGTTGCCTCCCCAGAACCTGGCCGTGGAGCCCTCCCCGAACTTCCTCTCGAGCTGCGCGACCACCTGCCTCACCGAGACGTCGTACGCGCACCAGATGACGGCCTTCCCGTCGTACTCCTCGAGGAGGTCCATCAGCTCGCCGGTCCGGTTCTCCGGGATGGCGTGCATCTTGCCGGTGCTGTCTACCGCGACCCCGGAGAGGACCTGGTGCATCCGGAGCAGCTGGGTGATCACCAGATCTGCCGTGACCTTCTCCGTATCGGAGAGGACCGCGACGGCCCTATCCCGAAGCTGCCCATAGACCTCCTTCTGCTCCTTGGTCAGGGCAACGTGCCGGATCTGATAGTCGCTCTCCGGGAGGTCGTAGCAGTCCTCGAGGGTCACCCGGAACGAGTGGTCCTTGATCCTCTCCGCCAGCTCCTCCTGGAACCGGTAGCCGACGATCAGGTCGAACCACCGGGCTCCCATCTGCTGCCTCCGGACTATGGCGTAGCGGGCCCGGAAGTTAACGAAGGAGGAGAACCCCAGGGGCTTCTCCGGCTGGAGGAAGTTGAACTGGGCGTAGATATCCAGCGGGCTCTGAGGAGTAGGAAGCCCCGAGAGGATGCGCCTATAGGCCGCGTGAGGGGCGACCTTGGAGATGAGGAACTTGCTCCGCTTGCTCCTCCCCTCCTTGATGCTGGTGCTCTCGTCGATGACGACGTAGCATCTCCTCTGTCGGACGAACTCCGAGACCAGCCTCTGGGCCCGCTCGACCATGGAGAGAGCCTCGATGTTGATGAAGAGGGCTCTCGGGGCCTCTCCCTTCCTCCTCTTCTTGACGAACTCCGCGAGGGCCTCCTCCCCTCGAGCCGTCTTGCTGGACCCTGCTCCCCAGAGGAGCTTATCAAGCTGCTTCTCGAGGGAGGGGTCCAGGTCATCGTCCATGGCCTCTGGCCAGGTCTTGTAGACCCCGGCCGGAGCTATCAGGAGGAAGTCGTCGACCTTGCCTGCTGCCCACAGCCTGCCGAAGTCGTCGGTGGTGGTTTTCGTCTTGCCTGTACGCATGGCCATGAAGAGCCCGAAGGCCTCCTTCCCTTCCATGATCTCGAGGGCCTCTGCCTGATGGGCTCGGGGCTTCCTCTTCGCTTTGTACTTCACGTTTTGGTTCCTCTTGTGTGAGAAGGGGCGGGGACCATCCCCGCCCCTGTCGGATCACTTCTTCTCGATCCATATCTTGATCGGATAGGGTCCTGCCCTCTCCGATCGCTTGACCCTGAACGACTTGTTCTTCTTCGTCTTCCTCTCCAGGGCTCTAGAGACGGAGACGATGGTGGAGACCGCGTGCTCAGGCAGCCCCCCTTTTCGGCCCTTGTAAAAGATCGGAGCGAGGTCTGTCGTGGCCATCGGCTCGGTCTCCTTCTCAAGGATCGCGAGCAGTCGTTTCTCGCTAGGTGAGAAGCGGACGTCTTCTGCCAAGGTGGACCTTCCTTTCTGCCAAGGAGCCCTTAGCGCTTGACGGCCACCAGCGACGCGTTCTCCTTGTCGATTGAGAACTTGAAGTGGGGGTCGACCTCGCAGGACTTGGCCACGCCCTTGAGCACCATCTTGACGTTGCCCAGGGAGCCCTCGACGTCCTCTCCGTAGACCTCGTCCGCAAGGCTCTTGAGAGGAACCTTGTTGCCCTTGGCCGAGAGCAGGATTTCGACGACCTTGTACTTGTTCGTCCCGATCCTGGTGTCAAGGGGTCCCTTCTCCTGGACGTCCTTGGCGGGCTTCTTCTCCTTGGCCTCCTTGGCAGGCTTGGCCTCCTTCTCCGGCTTGGCGGCCTTCTCCTTGACCGGCTTTGCCTCCTTGGCCGGCTTGGCCTTCTTGGTGACCTTGCCGTTCGGCTTGGCTTCCTCCCCCGAGGGAGGAGCCTCCTCGTCCAGGCCGTTCTCCCAAGCCAGGGCGTAGGCCTTGTCCTTGGCCTCCTCCAGGGTCTTGAACTTCTTGACCTGGGGCTTGTCGAGCTCGTTGGCCATCTGGTTGTAGTAACCGGTGACCTGAGCCAAGTTCATTCCCGCTATTTCGTCTTGTAGTTTCGTCACGATTTCTTACTCCTTCTCGAGACGTTGCTAACCCTGCCAGACTAGGCCGGGTCAGAGAAAAAGAGAAGTGGCCGTTGGGCCACTCCCCCGAGCGCCGGTATAGAGCTCGATGAGGGGGAGGTCTCTGCCCCTCCCCCCTTCCAACTCTACGACGAGACCTCCGTGGCGAGGCCCTCCAGCTCCGAGCCGTGATCCATGTCGGGAATGGTGATGTCCTCGATGGGAGTGACCTCGGCGATGTCGATGTTCTCCCACTCGGACTGCCAGTCCTGATAGGAGGAGGCTGCGTCGCTCTCCTGCCACTTCTCCGACCGCTCCCCGACGTAGTCCTCCATCTTCCCGACCATCTCGTCCCGGAAGGACTCGACCTCGGAGAGGACCTCGTTGTAGGCGGTGATGGCGTCGTTGGCCTCTGACACCCTGGCGTTGGCTGCCTCGACGGCGGAGGTCACCTGGGACGCCTTGTCCTGGAGGTCCTGCACCAGCTCGGCGATCCGGGCGACGTCTGCTTTAGCGAACTTTTTCATGCTGTTGCTCTTTTCTTCAATGGCTTGATCATCAGGCCGGGGAAGCCATCCCCCGGCTACCTCCCCTCGAGGGGAGGTTTCACTATTTACAGTCGACCCTCCCGGTGAAGGACTCGTAGCAGTTGAGCACCCTCCCCCCTGGCAGGGAGAAGTCCGAGCGCCTGGACCCCGGGGCCCGGTACTCCTCGATGACTATCTCCCGGACCCTCCAGGAGGTTCTTGGCGACCCGGGGTGGGTGTAGGCCTCAACCCTATCCCCAGGGACCGTCGCCAGGGCCCGAGGAGGGTCTTGGGGCTCTAGAGCAGGGGGGAGGTCCTTCCCTGCGGCTGGCGAGGCTCCCTGGAGGGCCAGGAGAAGGAGAAGGAGGAGCCTCATGACCCCTCCTCCATCTCTTCCCCGTAGGCCCCGTAGTCCACGGCGGTGACCTCTCCCTCTATGGCCGCCTCGACGCGGCTGTCGATGTAGGTCTTGATCGCCAGGATCATGGCCTCGTGGAGGGTGCCCACTATCCCGATCTCGACGACGTCGACCGTCGGGGGCTCCCACCTGGTGGCGGGGACCTCCACTGCTCCGCTGACGGAGAACTCCCCGTCGGAGTTCCCCAGGATGGTGATGTTCTCGAAGGAGACCTCTCCTTCCCCCTCCCCGTCGGAGGTCTCGGTTAGGACCCTCTCCTTGGTCACCGAGTTGATGACCTCCCCTATGAAGCGCTCCACGAACAAGCGCTCCCTCTTGGTCTTGAGGGAGAAGATCATCTCGCCCTCATTGCTTCTCGGGCAGCGAGCTGGGCTTCCAGGGTGTTGGAATTCTTGATCTCGTCGTCCGTCATCCTGGCCAGGCCTCCCCTCTTTCTGACCTCGTCAATTATCTCGAGGCTCTCCTTGTAGTGAGGGAAGTAATCGCTCAGGAGCCTTTCCATCTCCTCGATGTTGTTGGTCTCCGGGTGCTTTTCCTTCCTCATCTCCCTGGCCGCCACGTGGAGGGCCTGAGCGATGAGCCACTGCTGTCTCGCGTTCAATTTCATGTTCTCGTTCCTTTGAGTTGGTTGGACTTACAACGGGCAAGGCCCTCCTTCCGGTGAGGAAGGAGGGCCTGGGTGACTAGAGACGAACCAGCTTGATGTCGGTTCCCTTCCTGGCGAAGTGGTTGTCCTCCCTGACGATCAGGGAGACCCCGTCGTCGAACTGCCCCTTCTCCTCCCTGGTGAAACCAGAGAGGAGCTCGCAGAGCTGGGAGAAGGCCAGGTCGCGAACGGATATCCTTCCGTCCGGGTTGATGAAGCGGATCCTGTCTGACATTACTCGGCCCCCGGGAAGAGGTCCTTCAGGGAACAACCCCGAACCTCGATCTTGCCGATGCCGTCATCGGAGACCGCGTACCCCGAGCCGAGGCTAGGGAACTTGCCGACCATCTCGACCGCCCACTTCCTGGCTCCGGCGATGGTCTTGTAGGTCTTCGTCCACCGCTGCCCGTAGCTGTCCAGGGAGGAGTAGGACACCCGGATGGGGTCCCTGACAACGTCCTGGGAGGTCCTGGCAGCCTTGGCCTCCTTGACCTCCTGGGCGATGAGCTTGACGCCCATCTTGCCGGCGCACTCAGGACCTATCCCAAGCTTGACGCTCTCCGGCACAGTCAGGGTCCTGCCGCAGCGGCAGCACCTTCCCTCGTGCCAGACCTCCAGGGCCTCGTGGAAGGTCAGCCCATCGAGCTGCTTCACGAAGAAGTCCCAGGCCTTGGCGGAGGGGGCGTCGGGAGCAATCTTGCTCTTCCGCCCGTGGGTATAGGAGCCCCTGAGGAAGTGGCCCATGTAGCTGTAGTCGTAGTCGCTGTCGTTCTGGGGGCCGGTC